TACAAAATCACCATAGACGAAGCCTACAACGATGGCACTGAACCGCTAGGAGTTGATGCAATCGCTTTCACCGCAAACCCTGCCGTATTGGTTAAGGGTGTCGCGTTCAAGTCCCAAGCAAAAAGCCACTTCGCAGACAAGAAAAAATACCGCATCACCGCACCCGCAATGATACCAATGGACATTTACCGCCGTGACGATGACATGGGCGAGTACTATGTACAATTTAGCGAGGTCGAAATAGACACGATCTTCAAAGACTTTATGCTCAACTTGAACAACCGCAACTTGTTTAACTTGGAACACGAAGGAGACAAAATCGTCCCTGCATACATTCTCGAAGCGTGGTTAGTTGACAACCCGGAAGGCGACAAGGCTAAAAGCACTTTCGGTATTGAGGTACCTAAAGGAACGTTAATGGTCACGGCACAAATCACGGACACGGACTATTATAACAAGTTAGTCGAAGCAGGTCAAGTAGGCTTTTCTATTGAGGGCTTTCTTGGTCTTAAATTAAGCAACCAAATAAAAATAAATAATATGTTACCAGACGGAGAACACACGCTCGAAGACGGCACATTGATTATCGTAAAAGACGGTCAAGTTGTTGACGTGCAAATTCCTACGACTGAGGAGCAAGTAATGGAAGTTGAAGCGTCTACGGAAGTGGAATTAGCAGACACAACCGAAGTAACCGAAGAGTCCGTTAAGGAAGAAGAGGTTGTTGAAGTTGAAGCAGCTATTGACCCAGCAGCAGACACCGACGCTATTTTGGCAATCGTTAGCCCATACATTGAGCAACGCATTTCCGAACTATTGCAAGTTATCGCAGACCTAAAGAATGAACTAACTGAAACGGAGGAAGTCGCACCCGTTGAAGAAATCAAAATGACAGCGGCACAAAAGTTTAACCAAGTAATTGACTTCTTAAAAAAATAAGAAATGGCTAAAAAGTACAAATTCGACTTGACAGTTGACGCGAGCGCGTTACTTCAAGCAAACCCATCCGAGTATTACTCAATCCTTTACGGAATGGAAAATGCGGTAACTAACTACCGAGTTCTTCCGGGGATAAAGGCAAAAACGAAAATTGCAACCGTGGTTTTCGACAGACTTTTACAAGAAAGTTCTTGTGATTTTTCCGCCGCAGAAGCTACAGTTTCTGCAGTAGAAATCGACGTTTGTGCGTTGACTTCTCAAGCATCTGTTTGTCAGTTCGACCTTGAGCAGTCTTGGTTGGCTTTGGAAATGGCTAAAGGTTCAAACTCTGATTTTTCTGTTGCATCTTTCATGAATTTCTTTTGGGGTCAAATGGCGAAAAAAGGACACGAAGAACTTGCACAGATTATGTGGAGAGGTGATACAACTGGCGAAGGTCATCTTTCACTTTGTGATGGTTGGTTGAAGCGTTTGTGTACAAGTGGTGATTATATCAATGGTACAGTTCCAGTTGGTGGATTTACTGCTGCAAACATTCTTACAAATGGCTTTGCTCAAGCACTTAGTTTGGCTACTCCTGAAATGTTGGTGAACCCTGCAAATATGCAGTTTAAGGTATCTCCTGATGTTGCTGCAAACTACCGCATTGCTACGGCTGCACAAAACAACGTAACAAACGTAACGGTTGGTTTGTCTTTGACTTACTTGGATATCCCAGTTGTTGTTGAGTATGGTCTTCCTGCAAACACAATCATTTTGTCTGACTACACTAACTTCATCTACGCTTTGGATGCTGAAGGTGACCAAGACAACTTGCAAATCGTTGACTTCTCTAAAACTACTTTGGACCGTCGTATCGGGGCCAGAGCGGATTTTAAAGCAGGTTTCTATACTGTAAATGACGCACAAATTGTTTGGGTAGGTGGTGACGCTTACTGCGACTAATTCATTTATTTAGCTAATAGGGGGGTTTAACCGCCCCCTTTTTTTTAACTCTTAAATACTAAATAAAATGGCTTGTACAACAATAGAAACAATTTTAAAGGGTTGCGACAACAATATCGGAGGGATAACTTCAATTTATATTAACGACATGGATAACATGACGGGAACTATTGTTGAGGCTAACTGGATAATTTCTTCTTTCGGTACACTTGCAGACCCTTTCATTCCTTTCGAGTTCAGACGTAACACGGGAATGTTTACGGAAGAGGCAGCGATTGACCTTGTAAATGGTTCGTCTTTCATTACTCAAACAATTACTTTGATTTTCCATCGTCGTGAGGCGGCTAAGTCTAAAGCAATCAAAATTCTTGGCGAAGGTCAAAGAGACTTGGCTCTTGTAGTTGGTGACGCAAACGGAAAGTATTGGTATTTTCCAAACGCTCAACTTACTGCGGTTACGGAAGGATCGGGAACTGCCAAAGCCGATGGTAGTAAATACAGTATTTCGTTCGTAGCTGAAAACGAAAATCTTGCATTTGAAGTAGACGCTGCGGAAATTCCTGACATTATCTAATTAGATAAACACGAATTTAGAAGGGGGTTTTAATTAGCCCCCTTTTTTATTTAACCAACTTTTTCAAATCTTACTTATTAAAGTAGTATGATATACATCGAACAAAACCAAAACAATACAATAGCCTTAACGCTAACGGAAAGTTCCACGATCACGGCTCCGACATGGTTGTTTAAATTCGTGTGGGAGATGGACCAAACACTCGCACCTATTTATTGGGTAGGTGTCGACAATTCAAGTTATCCTGATCGTTACAATCTTTTCTTTTTGGATGAGGGTGTAGACGTGACGTTTCGCATAGGTCAGTATAGATATTGGGTTTACGAAAGTCCAGTGCCAATTATAGTTGACCCAAACACGAATGATAATGGTTTAACTTTAGTTGAGGAAGGTCGTATGGTGGTCGAAGGTGTATCAAATTCAATTTATGAATAATGGGTTTATTTGGAAAGTTTAAAAAAGACGAAAGTCTTAAAGTAGTTGACACGGGATATCAAAGTTTTAGTACACCGTTTCTCAAAGTTCCTGAAGGTAACTTGTCATTACCACGAATAGATGTAAGATACACTACACAAGGGTACGTTCGTTTCGGGTTTGACAATTTGTTTCCGCAGTACATGAATCAAATGTATTTCATGAGTCCGTTGCATGGGTCTATTGTAGACTTTAAGACCAACGCAACTATTGGAGGGGGCTATACATTCGACGAAAGCAAGTTAACCGACATGGAAAAGGTTGTACTTTACTCGTTCGGTAAGAAAATCGGCTTGAAAGGAACTATTAAAGCCATTACCAAAGACATTATTCTTCATGACCGTTGCTATTTTCACGTTGAGTTGAAAGGTGGGAAGGTGTTTAACGTGTACCGGGTTGCCCCTGAGAAGGTAAGAATAAACCAAACGAAAACTATCTACGCTGTTAACGAAGATTGGGAGTACGGACTTCAAATAAAGACTTATTTACCATACCACCCCGAACACAAAGACGGCTGTTATTTGTTGGCTTATGAAGGTCAAAGTGTAGGTCAAGATTTTTACCCACTTCCTCAGTATACAAGTGCGTTAAACTTCGCTTTTTTAAGTGGTGAACTTAGCTACTTGCAGAAGTCAAACATACAAAATTCAATCTTCCCGTCATTTGCCATGATGTTCCCAAAGAAACCGCAAGGACCTGAAGAGATGCAGTTAATTAAAGACACGGTTAACAAGTTGAAAGGCGCGGAAAACGCAGGTAAAGCGGTTGCATTCTTTGCTAATAACAAGGAAAGTTTACCCGACTTAGTTAATGTACCTACAAATAGTAACGATGAATTGTTTAAGGGTGTTTCTGAATTAAACACGGAACAAATTTGTTTCGCACATACGATTGACCCTATACTTTTAGGGGTGCGCACTACGGGTTCTTTGGGTAGTGGTTCGGACATTAAACAAGCGTATGTAATTTTTGAAAAGAATACTATTATTCCTTTGCGTGAAACGGTTGCAGATGTGTTTAACCAACTTCTTAAAGTCGTAGGTATCAATACACAAATTGAAATAACCAACTATCAAATAGTCAACGAAACAATTACAGCCGTTGAAGACGAAGGTAAAGCGGTTATAAATGCGCTCAACGCTATGAACCCAACACTCGCTGCGAAGGTTCTCGAAAATATGACTAAAAACGAAATTCGTGCTATGGCTGCATTGCCTCCAGTAAGCGAAAATAATACACCGACATTATGATTTATTTCGTAACTGAAAACTACTTAAAAGTAAACACACCAATAACCGCGAATGTTGACGTTACGGATGTTTTCCCGTACGTTAAGCCAGCGAGTGATATGCGAGTACAAGCAATACTCGGAAGTTATTTCTACGCTTATCTATTGGGTGCGTATAACGCTCAGACTTTAAACAACGACGAAGA